CGTCTTTGCCTTCACGAGCATCAGCCTTGCCATTACCATTACCGTCAGGCATCTTCTTATCTATCGCCCGTCTGGCACGTTGGCGCTCCATACGACGCTCATGCTCGCCACGAGCTTTCTCTTGTTGGTACTCTTTCTTGTATGGTCTTGGTTTATTAACGTAAGCCATCATTTCTCCTTATAAAATTTGCAGGTGGATACAGGACACCAACCGCATAAAGGAGTTGGGTTTTCATTCCATGCGTTATTTTCATACGAAAGCCTTAATCTTTCAAGCGACGGTAAGAAAGCACCCCATAGCTTATCCATGTCCTTTCTTTCATAACTTTCTGTAATGAAAGCATCGTGCATAACAAACATCAGCCCTGCGTTGATATGGTTAACCTCGGGGAAATGTATGAAGGTCATCAGCGCCATTAGCTTCAACTGCTTTGCGTCTGGGTACTTAGCGCTACCTGTCTTGTAATCAACAATAAAGCCATAGTCACCGTCTACGATCAGTAAGTCTACGATGCCACGAACCCAACGGTTCTCATCGTTAAAGTCGCATGGTTCTTTCTCCCTATTTAATGCCATCTCATACTCAGGATACTTAGTTCCAGGGATAGCCAGTAAGGCATCTATCATTGGTTTAAATCTTTGATAATTCTTAGCTAACTCAACACCTGATCGGGTGTAGTCTTCAAGCGCCTTATGCACCTCTGAACCATAGAGCATCTGCTCAGACTGTTTCTTCTCATAGTTCTTGAGGTTCTTCAGTTCGTTATATTGGCGAGGACAGTTTATGTATTCTTTGAGTGACGAGAACGACCAAGTGTATGACATAGATTTTTCTTTGTTGATTAGGTAAAAGGGTTTCCAAACACGATTATCAGAGTCTAACTCAAACTTCAGCTTGAAGGTGCGTAGGTACTTTATTTCCCTTTGCTCTATCCAACGCTTGAAGTCACGGTCATCCATTAACAATCACCGTAGCTTCTTGCATAATTAGCCTCGCAAGCCACAGGTAGTCCTGTCGCCCAATCAGGTGGGGTTGACATAGTCTTAGTAATGAAATCCATCGCCTGAGTTATTTCTTGCTCAGGCACAACACACACCGCAGCGTCGTGAACTGTCAATACGACGGGATACTTCTCATTGATAGCGATCATCTGTTCACCAACAATGATGCGAGCAAGTGCTTGCACTACGTTCTCAACTACTGAGCCACCCCAAATATCCACTTCGCCTTTACGAGACTTGTAGACATAGCGCCCTTTAGTTTCAGTGGTGTCCCACTTGAGGTCGGGGTATCGTATATACAAATCATTAGGCAACTGAATACCTTCTTTAGTCACCCATAGACACTTGTGTTTGCCGAGCCATATACCGCCCTTCTTGCCCTCGGCTATGTGTGCTAGCGCCTTATCTGAGTCCTGCCACAGCTTAATAATCTTATCGTTTTCCTCACGATAGATCCGCACATACTCTTTAGCCTCTTCCTCGGTTACTACTGCGCATGGAGGTTGTGTCTTCAGAGTATGTTGTAGCTTAAGTGCGCCTGTGCCGTAGCCTAGTCCGAGAATACACGTCTTACCAACGAACCGTTCAACTGGGTCTTTCTTACTAATTTCTCGCCCATATATTTTGGTGGCAAATAGCGAATACACATCGTCTCCTCTAGCAAACTGCTCAACCACGTCAGTTTGTCCAGCGAGCCACGCGAGTACCCGTGCTTCAATTTGAGACGAGTCACAGTTGATGACATAATGCCCATCAGGTGCAACCACTGCGTTCTTGAGGGCTTTCTTCTTTTTGTCACGACTCGGTAGGTTTTGGAAGTTGACCTTGTCCGAACCTGCCCATCTGCCTGTATGCGCTCCATAATACTTGAGGGGTATCGGTAAGCGACCCTTGTTTCTTTTTCCAACATCTAAGAACCTCTCTATTCTTGACTCTTCAATAGTTGACTTAGTGCCTAGACGAACTGCGCATAGCTCTTGTATGACAGGGTTCTCATGTTCTGTTAGCGCAATGAATCCCTCATCGTTCTTAGCCAAAGCAAAGGTTTCTTTGCCTGTCGTCTTACTAAGCTTCATCGGGGGCTGAACTCCTAAGTCTGTCAGCACTTGTGCAAACTGTTTATTACTTGCTAACTTCTTGCGGACTTCTTCCTCGGTCTCTACATTCAATGTTTGTTTTAGCGAACCGAGTAGGGTTAGCTTCTCGTCCTGGAGTTCATCTAGTCTTTCTGTCAGCATTACATCATCTAACTCAAGCACAGGCTGAGTAAACATCCGTAGTGTGATGTCAATAAGTTTTAGCTCAGACAAAGGGAACTGCGGTGCAAAGATGTCGAATAGTTTGTGTGTTAGCTCTACGTCATTCTTACAATACTCGCCATATTGCGCCAAGCCTTCGGGTGTGAAGTCAGCACGATGCGCACCCTTTGCGTCGAGAACCTCCGTACCCTTCTCCCCAATTTTATACAGCTGAGATAAAGAAGCCAGTGACCCCCCTGCATCTACACCGTGAATCGCACGAGCCATGCACAAAGTATCTAAATAAATATGCGGAACTATTCCGTACCGCCATGCGAGGATTGCGCCATCGAACGCAGTGTTATGGCATAGCAGTGCGGAGTTCTCCCAATCGAACAGAGTCGTCAAGCGAGATTTAATAATCTCATGCTCACCGCTAAACCATTCCGCGGGATGGTCATCAACCTTAACACCAACCCCGATCACCTCAAACTTTTTACTGCGAATATATTCTTCGGTAGTTAGCTTGGATAGTGAGAAGTCTTGCGCATAGTAGGTTTCAAAGTCAAGTGTAATGATGCTCACTCTGCTTGCCCTTTGCTCTTGTAATACTCGTGCATGGCTTTTATCTCTTGCTCTTCATTGAGTCGCTTGAAATAGAGTGGTGACTCACTCAACACAACGCTTGGTTCACCCGCAAGGGTTCTTAAAGCCTCTTGATTAACTAGCTCTCTACGGGCTTCAATATAAGCATCGTCTATTAGTCTTTGCTCTTCTTCTGTAGCCCAACCTTTTGACGCATTTAATATGTGCGCCCACCTACCATTAGTAATAGTCCCATCAAACGTCACGAACTCTTCGGGATGTGACTTCATTCTATCTAAAATGATTTCTAGACCTGATAACATAACTTCCTCACACTAAATAGTAAAACCAACAGTTACAAAAAAAGGGAGTAGGCTCTCGCCTAGCTCCCCAACGCTTCTTACTTAGACAACTTAGAAATAGCTCGATTCAGATACCACTGAGCCTTCTGTAAATCTTCCAATTTATTACCCTTTAAATTAGACCTTGATACATATTTAACAACATTACCCAAGTGATAGTCAAGACCTTTCGCTTCAATAAAATCGATCGTCTCAATGCCACCTGCTTTGTAATGCGCAGGGTGATTAACATTGTCTACGACTGACTTCTTACTCGTCATAAAATAAACTTTGTGTTGTGCATCAGCCTTGTTGTTCTGCGCTTTAACTTTGTTGTCAGAAATTATCTTGTATACATACGTCAGCGCACACTTGCCTTTGGTAGCAATGTCCTTTGGTTTTAAACCTTTTGCGTGTAACTCAAGAACTCTAGCTTGTTTAGTTTGTTTCATATACTTCTCCTTCATAGATAGTCATTAACGTTTTTCAACCTCTTAGCTAACTCTCGTCTAAATTTTGCGAAAGCTCGCTTCTCAATCTGCTGAACTGCTATCCTCGATATGCCTAGCAACTCAGCGATTTCTTTTTGGCTCATGCCCTCATACTCATTAACCTTTTTTGGTTTCACTGCGCCCTCTCTTAGTTGATAGAACGAGTAGTTTCAACTCTAACTACTGTGCGCCCACCACTATTCCAGTTGATGACATAGAACGGATACTTATACTCGTAGCAACCTTCAATAATCTTTTGTCCTGTATTGTTAGTGCTGTAGACATAAAAGCTATTTGGGGTAACTCTTTCACCTGTAGCTATATAAATACACGTTGAGTAGGTAAAGAATATGTAACCCCCTGCTTCGTTGGGTGTGTATTTAAACTCATTGTCAGCGTTTGCGTTTGTAAGAACGCTTAGGAACAACGCTAACGATACCATTATCTTCTTCATTTTCACTCTCCTTTTGTTTACGCGCTTCAAGCATCGCATCTGCCATTTCATATGACAGGGCAGGAATTTCTTCCTTT